CATCGAGATCCAACCCCCCGAGCAGTCGCACTCCGGGCCGGAGGCACTCGGTGTTGACGATCATGCTGTGATTTTCGTCGTGATCCTCGTAATCCTCCCTGCGGGTCAAGTAGGTCCACTCAAAGAGCTCCCCCACGTCCGCGGCACCATTTGCCCACTGCCGGCACGCCGGCCGCAGGTCGCTGAACCGGACGCGCCCGCTCAACACCCGGTTCCCCAGAGCGCACCCCAGCATGGAGAGCGCCGGCAGCATATTGCGGAACTCATAAATACCCTGGGCTTTCACCGTTCCGGTGTTCCCGAGGTGCTTCCGGAGGGCCTTCTCTGCCGATGAATTTTCCTCGAGTGCTCCACCCGCATACAATGCGTGGAAAAACCACAGTGAGACCGGTGGATTGTCCTTTCTCGGTTTGAGCCCGATAGACTCGATGAAGTGATCCGCGAGAATATCCCGGAGCTGCCCGCGGATCGCGTTCCCTGCATAGTAAGGAAGAGAGAGGATGTTGCCGTCCGTAGAGAGCACCTGCATCCGTCTGAAAAGAGTGGCGTTTCCTGCTTTGGCATCTGAGCCGTGCGCCAGGGGAGAAAGACAGGTTATTTCAAGATTGATGTCATGTGGTGGATCCTGGACAGCCACCCCTTCCGAGCCCGCTGGCGGAAGTTCAATGCCTTCCAGTATCTCCGCATAGTCGGTTTGTTTGAGCATGGTCAGCATGGCAGCTATCTTCGGATATTTCCGGATCCAGGCTAACACGGCTGCGGCGTCCTTTGAAGCACAGGCGCCCAAAAATCCACCCGATCTACTGGAAGAAATCCGGCCGATATCAACGTCCATGAGTTGCGCCAAGCGCTCCACGGCTGCCATCAGCGTCTGCTCGGTCGATGCCTGTACGATGCGGTCGGAGATGAAATCACCGAAATTCCTGGAGTGTTTAATACGTGCACTGGATCCGATCGCCCGGATCAAGTCTATTGTTTTTTTCAATGGTTCATTCATCATCTGTCTCCATTTTAACTTTCCGTAAAAAGCACCTGGAAAGTGTCAGTGTTAGCGTATTCCCGCAGAAGGCCATCCAGATCAGCCGAGGCCGTATCGGCGGCATGTGACACCGTATCAGCGTCACGGTAATCGGCCATCCGCATCTGTAGGAGGTTTTTCATCCCGGCCTCGAGCACCGCCAGGCGGCCCGCGAGCTCTAGCTCGAACTGGTCCCGCCGGATCCATTTCTTTTGCTCTATCTCGAGCTTGAACTCGAGTTCGCTAACCTTCGCCTCGGCCAGTCGCAGATCGGCGAGGGCTTTTTTTCGCACCACGTCATCGTCATCGACAGGCGGGTAGAGCGGAACCCCCTTGACCAGGCCCGACCGCGGATTCGCGATGTACTTTGCGACCGCGGCTTCGAGGATCGTTCCGTCCGGCTGCATCTTGAGGAGCCCCGCGTCCGCGTCCTTGTAGACTTTGCTCTTTTTGATCTTGTAGCCCTGGTCCTGCAGGTAACGGACAACGGCAAGGCGGTTTTTGAAGCACGGCGCATTGGTCTGCTCGCCTGCGTCATAATCCGCGAGCAACCGGCGGGCCCGGTTCCAGGCGGCCTGGTTCTGCGTCGAGGGATCCGCGAGCATCCGCCTCTCCGCCTCGGCAACCACCTGCTCCACCACTTCCCGGGCGCTCTTCCGTTCGTCAGCCATCCTGCTGCCCGTGTTTGTATCCGTGGATGAAGGCTGTCTTGTAGTGCCAGCCTATGGCCTGGATCTCGCGTGCGCCGTGAAGCTCCAGGACCTCTTTGACGTACCCCCAGTGCTCGTCCGCGAGCACCCAGGCGGATTTCGCCTTTTCGTTTGACGCACGATCGCAGATCCGTTTCCTAAGTTCTTCGAAGTCATCCGACATTATCACTCTCTCCTTTCTCCCCGAGGACTTCCGCCGGCACCACGCCGGCCAGGTCCATCCCGGATTCAAGGATTATTCTCACCAACTCCGGCTTCTTGCAGCCCTTGAAAGCCCCGCGCTTTTTAAGGAGCGTCTCGTAGAGAAACGTCTGTGCCTCCCGGCGTTCCCAAAGACCGAATTCGTCGGCGAGCTCGTGGATCTCCTTCACTGTCTTTTTCTTCAGGTACTCCTCGTTGATGCGCCATTCGGTGTTGAGATCGATCCCGATGTGAGACGCCACCAGGCGCCGGGCATCGGGGCCCGATTTCTCCATCAGGACCACCGTAGACCCCTCCCGGAGGTCCTCGAGCAGGTGAGCCCTGTCCATGCCCTCGATGTATCTCCAGACTGTTCCTGGAGACACCCATGGATAAAAACCGTCGTAATCATCCTCCTCGTCCTCATCGCAGCCCTTTTCTTTCAGTTCGTGCTTCTTGACAAACCACAATTTCACGCGCGCTTCCGCGTCGACTAGTGCAAACAATGCTACCCGGAGCGACTTTTCATCATCCGGGGCCACCTCGGCCAGCTTCACCGGGATCCGGCTCTTGTAGAATTCTTCCCTGAAATACTCGCCGTGCCAGGGCACCCTGGGGCCGCCGTTTCCGGAAGCGCCGGGCTTCGAGGCCTCCGGTGTGCCACCGATCACGGCCCGATGGCATGCCTTATCCCCGGTGCAGACCATCTTCTGGTAGACGCTGCCGTCGAGATTGATCAGGGTACAGAAATCCTTGCAGCCGCGGCATTTCTCGACTTTGAAATCGAATAGATGCGACAACTGCTCCCATTGAGAGAACGATATGTCTTCGCTGAACCGGAATGCGTTCGTGCCGTGTTCCTTGTGGTACGAGGTCTTTTTCCAGTTCTTTAGAAACCAGTCCGTTTGTTTCTCTTTGAAACATGCCGGGTTCAGACACAGAGCCTTCTTCGATTCTCCGCCGAAAAGGCTGGTCTGCACCTCGGAGTTTTGAGCGCATGTGGTGCAGCCTTCGGACTTGATCTTCCACTTCGCGCTCGAAAGTGCTGGCGACTTGTTGTCTATGAAATACTTCAGGTCCTTGACCATCGTGAATTCCCAACCGCCGAGTATTTCATTCAGGAGATCCAGGATTTCCTCTTCGTCCTCGAGGCGGCAGAGCTGCTCCAGGTAACCGTAAGCGAGCTTTCCCTCCCGCCAGGCATCGAGCACCGGCGCCGGCAGGCCCAGGAGCCTGATGCGCCGGCGGATGTACCTGCTGCTGACGCCGACACGTTCGGCCAGGCCCTCGAGGGCCTGCATTCCGTGGCGGTCCAGGTAGGACTGGAAACTCTCGGCTTCCTCGCACTCGTTCAGGTCCTCGCGGTGCAGGTTCTCGATCGTCATGATGTCGAAGGCTTCGTCATCTGTCATCTTCCGCACCATGGCGGGGATTTCGCGGCCGTCCAGTTCACCGGCAACCTTGCACATGGCCCGGAACCGACGCTCTCCGGCGACGAGTTGGTACTTCACGAGCATGTCCCGCGTCGGAGATCGATCGATGCCTTCAACGCCAGGTTCGATTGGCCGCACCAGGATCGGCTCGAGCACTCCTTTTTCCCTGACCGATGCGACCAGGTCATCAAACCGCTGCCCGTCGAAGCGCTTCCGCGGCTGCCACGGATTGACCCCGATCTCCTTCAGCTTCACCATCTGAAACTTCGCTTTCATTTTATCCCCCTCCCCCTTTTTTAGCTGCAATCAGTTATTTTTTGTGACACGGCGTCACTCATCATTAGTTTTACTCCGGGTGCCGTCTGCCGCCATGAAATACTCTACCGTATAATACAAATCATACGCCCTTCGAACTTCCGGAAAGCTCTGCATGAAATCCGACGGTTCTTTGCCCTCCAGGGCGCCACAAACGGCTTCCCATCGGGCGGCTATTTCAAGCAGCCTGTTTTCTTCATCGCGGGTCATTTGCTCTCCACTAGTTTAGACCGTTCCACACGATTTTCGATGATATCAACGATACTTTGAGCATCCTCGGAGCGTAATGGCATCCGAAAGTTTTTAGTTTTGCCTGCTACCCCGCTTTCCATCACCATGATATGAGCGCTGCAAAAACGTCCTGATCTCGAGCGGGGCTTGGTTCGCCGGGCCGGCAGGCAGCGGCCCCCAAGGAGGCAGGACGTCACGGTGACTGTTTAACACCTGCATACCTGTTCGCCCGGAAGCACGCCCGGTCTCCACCCGCGAGCCATCGGCCGGATCCACCGCTGGAGCCAGATCCAAGACTCGCTTCCGCAATGCGGGCACGACTCGCTCCCGGTCCATATCCCGTCACACTCTAGACACACCTTGCTGTTTTTGACCTTCAGCATCCCCTTCCTCCTTCCGTTTAAAGATGAGTTCGAAGACGAACAGTATCCAAACCCCCAGGAAAAGCCCTACAATGATCCCGCCCGCAAAAAGCAGCATCACTCTGCCCCAAGGGAGTCAGACAAGATCTTGAGCATCTGCTGTCCCGGGTCCCGGAACTCTGCTTTTGCGATTTTGGCAAGCTCGTCCATCAGGTCCTCATGCCCCTTGAAGTCGATCGTGACAAAAGCTGACTCTCGCCACCCACCAGGAGTACTGGATCGGGAGTCGGAAGCTATCGATTTCCCGGCTTTCACCCCGGTCAGCTTCTCCCCCTCCGCAGCCGCGGCGGATTTCGCAGGAGCCGCAGCAGTTTTTTGCCGCATTGCTTTTTTTCGCTCCCAGTATTTCCGTGCTTTCTCCGATGAACAATCCTTGCAGATGGACTTCCGGCCGAGATAGCCGGCCTTTGTCAAATGGAAATCATCCAGCGGCTTATCCTGGCCACAACGTGTACAGACCTTCTTTGTCGGTTTTTCCATCACATCCTCCTTACTTATTATCGGTTTTTGTTCAGTCACGGCATCGAGCTCCGCCCGGATCCGCCGACCATCGGGACAGTTCAAGCAAGCCTCGATATTAAGCGGGAGATTCGCTGCGTCCCAACTGCGATGGATAATCCCGTTTTCGTCGACCATCTTTGCGGCCCGATCCTGGCGGACGACGCACGCCCGCTTCAGCATACGGACAAGGCTCGGCTGGTGGGTACAGGTAAAGGCGGAATCGGTGTCCAGCAGGGCAGCTATATCCTCGCGGCCGGTCATCGTTCACCCCCTTTAAAAGCATTGCAGATTGATCGTGAGCTGATCCGATAGGCCCTCCCCGGCTGAATTCCCATAACGCGGCACCGGGGCTCCACATGGACCGTGCCGTTCGCCTCCCTGATCGGAAACGCCGGGACGAAATTCACACAACTGCTGCAGTCCCGGCCGGCGGACCCGCGGCGATAATCAAGGGCCGCTTTTTTCTTCAGCTGAGGAGCACCCATATTCAATCCTTGTTATGTGTTGTCGACGACAAACAGCCGAGATCCCGGAGCGCATCGTCAAGGGAAACCCGAGTCCAGACACGACCGGTCCCACCGCAGTTGGCACAACGGGTTTTTTCAAACGGCCAATGGAGCATGCCGCCCCAGTCATTCTCCAGAGGCGCCACACAACCATCGCCGCCGCAAACCGGGCACTCATCCGTAACATCCACAAAGTACTGTTTCCGCATCAGACACCTCCCTTTTGGTCATTCGACGTTGACAAAAGGGTTTCACCCCGAGCCCCATTATTTCTTTCCAGATGGTCCAACAGTCCGAGTGTCCATGCCCGCGGGAGCCCCGCGGTTACCCACTCCCGGAGATCGACGCCCCGCTCCCAGGCCTCACCAGGATCCTTCCCTTTCGGTACAGGCCAGCGCCGGCACTGGGTCATGTTATCAGACCACCAGGTGCCGGCCTTCGCGCCGGCCGGGTCCCTGTCAAGCGCGTTCAGAATGACCGCGGCGCTCCGGAGGTCCTCTAGGGCCGCGGCGTCCGGCTTCCGGCTGCTGTTCCCCAGGGCGATCACCCCGCAAAGATCCGAGCAGTGGTGATCGATGAGCATCGCATCGAGCTCGGCCTCGACGATCACGTATGCCCGGCGCCGGCGCTCGGTGACGAAGCACTCCATAGAAGACCCGGGAATCACGTAGTACCGTGGTTCCCCTTCGGGCCTCCGGATCCGGATCCGGGAGAACTCATCATCATCGGAGTAGAGCGGGATCGTGAGGCCGATCGGAATCCAGAGCTTTTTCTTCGTGCCGTCGGGTTTTAACTCCGGCGGGAGCCCCCAGCTCTCCCGCGGCCGGAAGAGGTCCTTCCCGGCACGTCCGGGGTTCCAGCCGAGACACCACTTCTGCACCACATCCATTGTGAGCCCCCGGGATAGAAGCCATTGCCATTCGGCTCGGCGCTCGTCCTGTTTCATCAACTCCGTGTGCGCCCACATTACGAGCCGCTCGGCGTGATCCAGCCAGAGAGTTTGATCGGCCGTCCTCGGCCTGGTGTCGGCCGGCGCTGCGGGCGGATCCTTCCGCGCAGCCGGGCCCGGGACCGGAGCTCTCGGAGCCCGCCTGGGATCCCTGTCCGGCATCTTCAGGTTCAGCCGGGAGCAGGCTTCCTTGAAGGACAGGCCCTGAAAGTCGATCAGGAACTGGATCGCGTCTCCGCCCTTCCCGCAGCCGCGGCACCAGTAGGACCCTTGCCCGGCGTTCTGTTCTGGCCAGACATGGAAGCGGTCATCCCCTCCGCAGCCCGGGCACGGTGAGTGATACTCCCCACCTTTCGTCGAGGCCGCTTTTTTCGGCGAAAGCCCCATATTCTGGACTATTGAGAGAATTGACATTTAATCGTCCAAGCCGAAAAAGGTTGTTATTTCAAAATCTTCTCTTTCTTTCTGGACCTTCGGACCTTTCTATGGCAATAAAGTTCAAAAACACTGTCACTTTGGTTGTTTTTCGCACTTCATTGCGGAAATGGTCCGATGGTCCGGGATCGCCGCGAAAACCTTTTAATCTCAACCCTTTAAGCCTTTGGACCATCCGTTTTCAATGGTCCGGCAATCGTCCGGATGGTCCGGAGC